GTCACTCTTACGTGGGCTCGGCAAAATGGAGACGGATGTTGGTGCCAAAAGTGGTGACGTTGCCTGTTAACACACCGCTGGTTGCGATGGCTAACATCAACGCTTCACCACCCTCAAGAACAACATCGACGGCTCCAGTGAGGTTGAAAACCGGATGCGACTGCGTGAGGCTATTTGTCGGTTGTGACGCCGATACCCCCACATAGAACGTACGGCCCTCGATATACAGCCACTCACGAGAAACCTCGGCGGGGTTGGATGGATCCTGAGTGTCGTAGAGGTTGGTGGCCGACACATACTCACCGACATAGATGCCAACATACGCAGAAATAAAATCTGCACCCCCTGACACAACGTTAGGGAAAACGTCGACAGCACCGTCTATGAAATCGATCACCAACCGCGACCTCGTGGGAGCAGTGGCGTTCAACAAGTTTTGACGAGGCGTTTCGACCATGATGGTCTGGACAGCCGCGTTGCCAGCAATGTTGAAACCATCACCCCAAAGAGAGGCTTGCTGGACATTTGGCGAGCCACCGGATTCACCAGCAGCCAACCAAAAGCCGGAATCCTCCCCTACTTGGGGTACACCACCTTTACCATACCCGCCAGGAGGCGCGGGTGACTGTATTTTCTTTCGGCGACGAATTTTCGCCATAGAGTCTCCATAAGTATGAACACACCGTTATTTTAACAATAATGTAGGGTAAACGGATAAACCCAACATTAAAGAACAAGAGGAATCGAACATCAAAACTTGGGTTTTATACCCAGTTTTGATGCGTGCTGCTTCTCTGCCTTAATCAAGGGCATGGCAGCGGGACCACTACCCTGTGAAGGGCGCGGGCTATTAACCGGAACTGTTGGACCACTAAAGTAGTCCGTGAGACCGTCAAGAAGACCCGATGTGATGCCGCCAGTACCTGGAAGAAAGAGGTTAGAAGCCGCACCGCCTAAGGTGCCTAACAAGGACACTATATACCTCCGTTCATTTGAGGGAGTAGGTTACGCCTACTACGTACACGCTGGAACTGTTTCACAACATATCCTACAGGCGTGTAATTAGAGGTTCAGATTAAACTACGCATCAAACGCGCGATGCATAGCTGCCACCGTTTTACTAGAATCAAGACGGTTAAGCAAAGCAAGGTTGTACTCGTTCGCTCCGCCGTGGAAAGCGCGACAAGCAGACAGGAAACCACCACTGTCCCTGATCAGTGCTGCCACTGACATAGGCTGGCCCAACTTCAACGTCAGCCAGTGTGATGCGCTTTCATGACATGGGTGATACTTTCCATCATCCCATTGCGAGATCCATCGTATTACGTCCAACTCATAATCATCGGCACCAGGTCGTTCGCGACTCATTGCGTTGTTCAAGATCTGCGCGAACAATCTCACACCTACCCCGTCCAAATATCCAAGCTCGTGGATCATTGAACAGAATAAAACTCTAGAATCAGATACTAGAGATTTATCAGCGTGAAGTAAAAGTCCCGTATCTTTGGCGAGCTCGTATGATAAGGCCTCTTTAGACCAATTCCCATCAATTGCGTAGACACCATCGTCACCCTGTACTAAACAGAATGCCAAACGGCAGCCACACTTATAACAGGCATAGGCCATAGACCACATATTCACCAAGCTTCCCACCAGGTTCGTCAATACATGACCTGATGGAATTCCACCCCCCCGGTCAAAGCGAACACGCAGGCTGCGCGTGTTATTATAACTAGGGAGAATGAGACCACACTGGTTAAAGTCGAACTGAATCAAATCTAATAACCAATGCGCGTCCGGATCAGCCCACTCCTTCATAATACTGAAGATTCTATCGATAACTATTGACGAAACTGACGCGTCAAAGTTTTCGAAGTCTCCTGACAGGATAGGCCCATTCGCGTTCCTCATCAGATGCGGCATAACCAAATCCACGCCTCGCGGACCATACCAAGCAGCGAACGAGGGATGGCGTTTCAAACGTGGAAACAGAGCTTCAAACCAACATTTAGCTACGTTGTTATTAGCCCTAGCGCATCTAAACAGAACGCGACTCTTCGCGGGGAGTGGATCACCATCCACATGACCCCGGGATACTGTTCGCATGCCAGCAAAAGGAATATGTGCCAACATGCGTTGCCGATCCCTATTAGCCATCATCACATATGACTGCTCAAAATGTGAATCAAAGTAAATGGGATCTGAAGAGAAATCCGGAAACCCAAAGTCGTGCTTTCCCTGGAAACGACGGGACGCCACATCAAGTGTGACTGGTTGTATAATCTCGTCGTGCCATGCTTTTGATAAGGACCGTACGATACCGTCTGCATACCTGCCTGCGTCCTCATCGATATTAATCTGATGAGGCGTAAAGAATCGATCAGCGGCGTCCATCCATGACGGTTTCCCGTCATGTCCTTGCATACAAGGCAAGAAGTTAGACGCTGGGCCGATCTTATCCATACGGACAAGTTCGTCAGATGCAAAGCGGTTAGTCGGCTCAATAAGACGAGTAAAACTGACAAAATCCCTCAGCACTTCCATTCTACCACCGTTAGCCTCTCTACGAGACGTGCGGGGTATAAGCGGGGTGCGTTCATCTCGCCAGTACCCTGTCTTATAGCTCCAACCCTCATGCTGCAAACGATGAAGCACTTTAGGTGAGAGCTCCGGCAGGCCGTGATCACTCACGGCAAACACCCTCCAAACCTATGACAACAACAGCATGGCGAAAGACCACAACATTGTTATT